NAATAGGGTCACTCCGACCGCCACGGCGGCAATAACCAGCCCGATCGGGCCGAGCATCGCCGAGAAGGCTCCTCCAAGGAGTCCTATTCCGGAAACAAGAGCCGGCAGGATCATAACCAGCGGGCCCAAAACGGCCATCAATCCTCCGACCACAAGGACGACTTTCACTATCGTCCCGGCGAGTTTGGGGTGCTCCTTCATCCAGTCCTTCACTTTTATCACGATGTCGGATATTTTCCCGACCACTTTTGTGATTATCGGAACCAGGGTCTCTGCTATTGTGTTGGTTACTCCCTTAAATGAGCCCTTCAGCGTGGTCATGGCATCCTGGAGGTTGGCTGCCTTGTTGGCTGCTTCCTGGTCAAAGACGATTCCCATATCGCGGGCCTTCTGTCTGAGCTCTTCCAGGCCGTCTGCTCCTGCAGCAAATAAAGGCAGAAGCTGCGTTCCTGCGCGGCCGAATATATCCTGGGCCGTGGCTGCTCTAATGGTGGGATCCTCGACGTTCGCGATGGCCGTGGCGATTTTGTCGAATTGCTGCTCCGGACTCAACCCTATGAGCTCCTCGGCCTCGATTCCTATCCGCTCAAATGACCGTATATAAGTGGCCATGCCCTCACTCGCATCGACGATTGTCTTCGACATCCGCTTTACACCTTTCTCCAGGGCGTTGATATCAGCTCCACTTATCTCTGCGGCGTATTTAAGCTCGGAGAGCGCTTCGGTGCCGAAGCCGGTCCGCAGGGCCATCTTGTGAACTTCGTCACCGGCGGTGACATATCCCTTGACCATCAGGCCGATCGATCCGACTACGGCAGCCCCGACGGCCGTCATGGCCATCCCGGCTTTCTTGAATTGGGCAGAGTGGGACTGCATATAGCCGTCTGCTTTTTTAAATCCGGACTCGAGGCCCTTGGTATCGACCCCGATTTTTACGAGCATACTTTTAACGGTCAATTCAATCCCACCTCCTTTTTAATCTCATCGAGCTCTTTCTGTTTCTCCTCCGCTGTATAAACGGGCGCCTCGGGATAAACTTCCGGCCACAGGATGGAGGGTCTAATCCATCTTCCGGTCAGGCCGACAAGAATGATCGAGCCGAGCTTGGCCAGGCTCTGGCACTCCCTTTTTCGGTGCTCCTGGTAGCCGGCGATCCGCTCGTTGAGCTCCACGGGCGTCAGGTCTTCAAACTCTAAATGCGTGATGCCTATGCTTAGCGCTGCTTCTTGGGCGTCCTTGAAGAAACCGTCGCTCCAGCCGGTCCAGGCTTTTTTCCCTTTTTCTCCGCTTTTTCCTCCACTTTCAATTCCGTTTTCGTCTCGCCGGCCGGGGCTTTTTTTCCTTTTATTCCGACTTGGTCAGCTATCGCGTTGATGATGATTTCAGTTGCTTCCATGACCGTGTATTTATCCGGGATTGCGGCATCCAGGAGATCTTCGACCTGCTCGAGCGTGATAGACTTGTCATCCCACTTCATCCCGGCCCAGGCGAAGGCGGGCATCTCATCGATCGGCATGTTCATCAGGTTTGCGATGCTTCGTTCCCCGAACTTCAGCCGGATCAGGCGGAGGGCCTTGAATCCATATCGGAGCACGCGGGGCTTGTCTAATTCGAGCTTGTGTTCTTTCATTACGGCACCGATATTGCTGCGACCGTCAGGTTCACGACTCCGCCAGCGTAAGTGATCGCGAGCTTGCCTGCTGCGTTGTTGAATCTTCCTCGCGGGAAAGGCCCGATCATCCGATCTTCGCTTACGGGCAGGACGACAACGGCGTTGTGGTCAGCGCCCTGGTCACAGGCTGCGAGGGAGTCGATAGTCACGGTAGTCTCTTGCGTGGCCCCGTTCTTAAAATGCAGGAACGTGCGGCCGTCGTTTGGGCAGAGGTCTCCGCCCTCGGTGGCTGCCACGTAAGCCGGGGTGTCGGGATCGAGTCCTGTTAGGACTACTGTCTTTACGACTAAATCTGCTGCCATTTTATTTCCTCCTAAATTCTAATTTGAAATCACTTGGCCACTTCGGTGATCACGCCATCCGATATCAGCGTGAAGGCGACTGTCGCCATGTCTTCGTTCGGGCCGGCCATTGAGAGCCCGGACATGACGAAATTGCCGGTATATTTGTAGGCGGGCGTGTCGACTTGGCAGTTGCACTTCTGATTGGCTGCGGCCAGGTTGATGAGTCCTTTCTTGAGCTCGAGCCAGCCGGCATTATCCTCAATTAAGAAGGCATCGAAATCGACAGTCAGCTCGCGGTTGCCGAGCTCCTTCTCCTTCCATCCGGCGCTGTCTTTGTCCGTGGTGTCGAGCGGGTCCTGGGCGATGGCCATCGTGGCGTCCTTTTGGCCTCCGACTTTCACATAGGTATCTGTGATCCACACCGAAACATAAACTGATTTCCCTTTTACTTTTGCCATTTTGCTTTTTCCTCCATTTTGGATTAAGTCTCCTCGATAAGAAACTTTAAAATAAGAATTCCGTGGCGGCTTACGCCGTCTATGTCAACGATGATCTCGTTCGTATCCAGGTCGCTGAAGGCGGCCAGGAATCCTCCGGCGAGGGTGAGATCGCTCGCGGTTATTGCCTGCAGGGCGTCATCCATCATCTTCGCGGCCTCTGCCCTGCCGTGGTGTTCTGACCAGAAGTCAAGCGTGGCATAAACTTCTTGGCCATCCTGGGATTTGTCTGTCCAGGGCAAGCCCCTAATCGGCCCCATCGATATGTAAGGACAGCTCGTCCGCTCGTCAACGTGGTCATAAATATCCCAATCCGTGTTGTTCTTAACCCGGTTATAAATAGCGTCGTGGAGCGGGAGCAGGGGGCTCTTCATTATCCTCTCTCCAAAATCATTTTCAGGCGCGTGAGATATCCTCTAACGACTTCCTCATATGCCGGGTGCAGGTATGGCCGGGCCCATATTCCACATAGGGCGCATAGGGCGCTTGCGGTCCGACCTCGCAGATCTCGCCGCCGGCTACCATGTCGGCCATTATCGAGTTGGCCAGGTTGCCGAGGTCCCAGGCGCCGAAGCTCTTGAGCTTCTCCTTCGCCTTGCGCTGTACTTCGAGCCCGGAGGCATAGGCCTCCTTGCGCGCATTCTCCTTTTGCCGTTTCGACATCCGCTGGATCTCCTGCTGGAGCTCCTTCATGCCCTTCATTTGGATGGTTACTTTCATTCCTTTTTTTCCTCACTGCAGAGGATCTCCATAAACTTATGCAGCTCCTTCAGGTCCCTGATCGCCTCGATCGCCAGATATCTCGTTCCGAATTTAATTCTCATCTCCTCGTTCAGGTCCGCTCGATATCGGATCCTCACACGGTGCGTGATTTCTGTCTTCACTTGAGCTGCGGCGAAATATTCCCTTCCCGATATCGGCTCCACTTGGGCCCATACGGTCGTGGTGTCATCCCAGCTCGGGACGTTCCAGCCGCCGTGGCCATCATCGACTTTTCGGGGGCTCTGAAATATTATCCGCTGCCGCAGATCTCCGATCTTGATTTCTGTCATAAATAATAGACCTTATATTGCTGCAAAATCGCTTTGGCTCCTGCTGGGAGCTCCTGGCTGCCTCTGCTGTCGTAAACGTGCCCTATTATCTGCAAAATCGCCTGTTTTATGGGTTCTGGGACGTTCTCTGCCTTGTCTCCGTATCCCGCATCGAAGGTCACGGTTGCCGAGGCAAAATCGCGGTGTGTTGGCCAGGCGCATCCGTATGCCAAGGCCACGCGGCCGGGCGAGTTCTTCGTGGCATCGATGTTATAGGTTGTGCTCGTGACGGTGCTCTCGGTTCCGGCCCAATTTATGACTTTGATTGAGGTCACTCTAATCAGAGGCGGCTTCGGGATCTCGAATTTATCCAGCAAGGAATCCAAGCCCATTTCCCATTGCTGCGTGATGAAGGCCCGCTTCGTTTCGCGCTCGGCCATCTGCCGGGCGGTCGTAATCAGCGCGGTGATTAAATCGTCGTCATCGGTGCCGTCGACTTTGAGATGAAGCTTCGCTTCGGCCAGGGTTATCGGCTCGTGCGTCGGAGCGGTGGTCAGTTTCAGTCTCATTTATCCGTGCTCGGGCGGGTCGGGTAGGCTCTTGTCCTCTTCGGCTGTTCCGCTCTCAATCCAGCGCCTGGCGGTATCCACGGGGACCTCCTGTGGCACGTTATAGCTGTGTCCTGTCACATAGGCCATGTCTTTGTTCGCCAGCGTCATCAGCATCCGCACGCGCTTGGGCGGTTTGCCCGTGGGCTTCTTAGCCTTCACGTGTTTCTTGCCGGCTGCCTTCACGCCAACTTTGATCTTGGTTTTGCCGATCGCTTTTGCCTTCGTTTTTCCGACTTTTTTTGCCATAATTCTCTCCTTTAAATCTTGAGATAAAGGGAGGCCCGAAGGCCCCCCTATTTTTAGATCCTTTCCTGCTTCTGTTTACGGTGCGAGCTGGAGCATATAGAATTGGTCTCCGCCAAGCTCGGGGCTGCC